GGGCTAATACTTTTCCAGTTAGAAAAACTATCATATCGAGGTGGCCCGATGGATTTATACTTGAAGGAGATTACAAGCAACTTGAATTTAGGGTGGCTGGTTTTTTATCAGATGATAGTACAGTTTATAAAGAAGTTAAAGAGGGGTTTGACGTTCATAGCTTCACTGCTAAGATGATGGATGTAACACGCCAGGAAGCTAAAGCACACACCTTTAAGCCTTTGTATGGTGGTGTATCCGGTACGGACAAGCAGAGGAATTACTATCGTGCTTTTAAACGTAAATATACAGGTATTACTCACTGGCATGAATCCTTGGCAGAGGAAGCTATAGCTAGAAAGAAAATAACCTTACCTTCAGGTAGAGAATATCTATTTCCTAATGTTCGTAGAACTCGCTGGGGAGGAGTTACTTCAGGTACTTCTATTAAAAATTATCCTGTACAGGGTTTTGCTACTGCTGATCTTTTGCCGATAGCTCTGGTTTATACAAGTAAACTTTTACAAGAAAATGAAATGCAGTCTGTTATCTGTAATACGGTACACGATAGTATAGTCTTAGATGTACACCCTGAAGAAAAAGATTTAGCTATTGACATACTAAGTAAAAGTATGTTATCATTATTTGATGAATGTAAAAAACGATATAATATTATCTATTCAATGCCGATTGGTATAGAATTAAAGATTGGAAAAAACTGGCTTGACTTAGAGCCTATTTTAGAATTAGAATGGAAACCTGAAACTTCAAAGGAGTACACGTATGAACCAACTAATATCTCTGAACGAGAGCCAAGATTTATCTGATATCATTCAGAAGGGGTCTGAAAAAGATCTACAGAAACTTTTAGGCTCGGATGATTTTACATCAGAATCCAAGCTAGCACGGTTATCTGTAAATTACGCCACTGAAGATAATGATGAAAACACTCTGCCAAGAGGGCACTACCGTCTGTACGATCCTGAAAGCAGAAATACTGTCTTTGCTAAAGATGTAAAATTCAGGCCGTTTGTTCGTACATACATGTATAACGTATGGGACAATGAAGAAAATCAATTTAGTTGCCGTACTGTCCAGTGTAAGAGCATGGGAGATCCTTTCCATGATACTAGTGGTGGAGAAAAGTGCGGGCGATTGAGCAAGGAAGAGCAGAATGCCCTTCCAAATGATTCTGCTATTCTAACCCAACAGAAAAATATCAAGTGCGTACAAGTTATCTATGGCTTAGCTACTATCGAAGGCAAGAACGCTACCAAGGAAGATTACACCTTGGAAAATGTTCCTGCTGTTTGGTATGTAAAGGGGGCTAGTTTCATTCCAATATCAGATTGGTTTAAATCTATCGACAAGGAAAAGAAGCTATACGCAACTACTGTTGGTAAGCTAGAAACTATCAAGCAGAAGAGGGGCGGTATTCAGTTCTGGATTTCCAGGGCTACTACAATAGAAACAAAAGATTTTTCTAAAAAGGATCGCAGTGTTTTAGAATCCTTTATAGGAGAGATTATGAGCCATAATTCTGATATTATGGAAAAGCACCGCGAATCTAAAAAGACAGATGGTGAAGGTGTTGAACTTTTAGATACACTAGACTTGTCTGCCTGATGGATATAACCCTTGATCTAGTCAAGGATTATTTGTCTAAGATAAGTCGGGGAGAAGCTGAACTCTCCCCGGCTATTCTTCGCGAGTTCAAGAAGTCTTGCGGAGATGCCCTCGAAAAACAATTTACCAAGCAAGAATGGCGTTTACGCATGTCAGGCGTGGGCAAGCCCTTGTGCCAACAGCAGCTTGGCAAGGAGGGCATAGAAGAAGAATTAGATTATACTACAATTATGAGATTTATATTTGGTAATTTAATAGAGGCTGTAGCTATTGCTATTTTAAAGGGGGCTAGTGTAAAGGTCTATGATCAGCAGAAAAAAGTATCTACAGAAATTGCAGGTAAAACTATTTCCGGTTCTATGGATTTAAAAATAAAAGATTTAACAGGTGTTAAAAAGATATGGGATGTAAAATCTGCAAGTCCTTATTCTTTCGATAGAAAATTCGGTGAGTTTGGAGGGTATTCTGCTTTAAAACAAGACGATCCTTTTGGTTACATAGCTCAAGGTCTTATGTACGAGCATGCTGATGGGGATAAATTTGGCGGGTGGATAGCTATCAATAAATCGACTGGAGAATGGGCTGTATGTGCAGTACCAGATGATATAGAAGAGGATAAGAAAGAAGTTATTGATTCTGTTAGTATGAAAATATCTATGCTAGAAGATAAAAATACTAAGTTTAGAAAATTTCCAGATAAAATTGAATTGCACAAAGAAAAAGGAAATGAAATAGAAACGGGCAACAGGTTGATGCACCCTACTTGTTCTATGTGTGGTTATAAAAAACACTGCTGGCCTAACGCTGTTTTGCATAAAAAGGTAGCTGGTAGTAGCTATCGAAAGGGCTTTGTGTGGTACACTAAGCTTGTAAAAAGGGAGATAGACTAATGCCTATCATTACTTTAGCTGATGTATCTAAAAGGGATGTGATTGTAAATTTAGCTGTTATGTTTGTAATACCTTCTACAGATAAAGGTGTTTTTTATCCTATCAATGCATCTAATATTGTAGGACTACGAGTTAAAGCTGCCCCTTCACAAGAGGTAGAAGCTTACTGGAGAGATGACACTTACGAAGTTAATTTACAAAAGATAGATGAAGATATTAAATTTGTAGAACAGCATTTAAGTAATAATGGAGTTGTTGTTTTGTATGAAATAGATATTTTTAGTGAAATAACAAGCTTAGAAAGGTACGCTCCTAAAACTTTTGATTACTTGTTTAAAGCTGTGCAAAACTTAAAAGATAAATATTCTCCGAAAGGTTTTTATAATGACCAAAAAGAAACATGGCTTTAGGAGCAACTTTGAACTAGAATTTGCTGCTTATTTGTATAATAATAACATTAAATTTTTATATGAGAAAGATAAAATTCAATACATTGTAGATCCTAAAACTTATTGCCCTGATTTTTATTTAGAAGATTATGATTTTTACATAGAGACAAAAGGACAGTTAATAACATCAGATAGAGTAAAACATTTATATATAAAGAAACAGCATCCTGAAATAGACATACGATTTATTTTTATAAACTCGAAGAAAAAACTTTACAAAGGTAGTCCTACGACGTATGCTAAGTGGTGCGATAGGCACTCATTTCTTTATGCGGATAAAATTATACCAAAGGAGTGGATATATGGCTGATTATGATGAAGAAAGATTAAAAAAAAGAATCGAAGAAGATGCTACTTCTACTCTGCCAGGAAGGATATATTTTATTTTTGATCAACTGGATGCTGAAAACGTAAATGTTAGAGTTTTTGATTCTACTGAAAATGAAGATTCAGATTACGTCCATGTGATGTGTGCTGGTTTACAGAATATTTTATTTGAAGAAACAGATTATGTTATAGATACTGGTCATTCTGTTATTTTGGGGGAATTGCATGAACAAAATAAAGAAGAAATTAAACAGGGGCACAATGGTATAGAGGGAAATAATATTATTCTATTTAATAAAAATAAGCTAAATTGATGGGTAAAATAAACAACCCCTCACACTATAATTATGGTTCAATAGAAACTATTGACACAATTAAAAACAGCATGGACGACAGCATGTATCAAGGATACTTGGTGGGAAATGTTTTAAAATATGTGTGCAGACATAAATATAAAGGAGAAGAATTGAGTGATTTAAAAAAGGCGAGATGGTACTTGACTAGATTAATTGATGATAAATCTCCTGAACCTGATAATATTATGAAAATGAAAGGATAAAGAATGGAAGAAAAGAATTTTACAATATCTTTAACTGAATTAAATACACTGTTAGCGTACTTACAGAATAGACCTTTTAAAGAAGTAGTTTCTCTAATTGGTATTCTTAATAATGTGTCTAAAATTGAGCATAAAAACACTACTGAAAAGACTAAGAAATGATATCTGACTATCAAAGATTTATTCATACATCTAGGTATGCTAGGTGGAATGACGAGTTACAGCGCAGGGAAACCTGGGAAGAAACTGTTAGTCGTCTTATAAACTACTATGAATATCATTTAAGCGTATATGTCGGGTTTAATATAAAAGAAGAAGATAAAGCTATTCTGTACAAAGCTATTAGCTCGATGTCTGTAATGCCTTCTATGCGGGCTATGATGACTGCTGGGCCAGCTTTAGAAAGAAACAACATAGCTGGCTATAACTG